GGATAGACATATTCATAATACCATCCAACATTGATGGTTTCCCAAAACTCTCCATAACCCCATTCATCGCCAGCATTGTAGGCATCAAGGGCAGAGCAGATATAGTGGAATCCTTCTAAGAAGTCTTCCCATTTACTTTCACGCAGTCTCATCCCATTCCTCGTATCTGGTATTGATTTTACCATCATTTAGGAAAACATTCAAGTGTCCTGTGTTACCATTCTCAAAATAGAATGCCATCCATACATGCTCGCCTTCATCCATCACCTCATAATGGTAGGATTTGATGTTGTCAAGCAGAATCTCGTCTGGGTTGTAGAGTTCTTTGTCAGTCATGAATAGTTAAAGTGAAAGTGTGTTTCCCAATCAAGTGCTGGTTGGTCTCTACGCTCAATCATCTTCACAATATATAGTGGAATCAGATTAGCATACTGAGTCATAAACTCTTCTTGTGTTGGGAATGTTAGACCATACATATAATGGTCAGCACCTTCACCAACAAACTTAGCAAACCTTTCAAGGTCGTAATCTCTGTCATTGTATAGACCATAGTTACGACATACTTTCAACCAGAAAGACATACCCTCTCCAGTGGCAAAGTATTCAATGGCAAAGAAACGATAGAATGGTCGCTCTCGCTCTTCCTTTTCAATCTCTGCGAGTTGTTTCATAGCATCACCATTTTCTTCGTAGAGTTTATCTACTGCTTCAAGTGCTGCTTCTCTTCGTGCTGCTTCTTCAAGCATTTCTTCGTGTGTCATTTATCACCTCAAAACATACTGAATTAAATTTACCTTTTACACCTCTGAGCTCTATCTTAGTGTGCTGTGAATGCACATAGACATGCTCAACATGGTATTTGTCACCTACGATTAGGATTCCGTTTGGATCGTCGTTGTTGCCCCATTGCACTTGCTCTTTAGAGCATCCGAGATACTTTACAGTCTTGCCTGCTTTGATTGCATCCATCTTTGCCCACCCTAGATTAGGCCACGTATCTCTATATATTTGATTGAGTTTTTCGTTGCCGTAATCAACCATTACTCTGTTGTGATTCGCTTACATAGGTGCGTGGATGGTATTTAAGATACTCAAAGAATGTAAGTTTCATTTCTTTTTGTGTCATGCCACAGTGTTTTGCTGCAGCAGGAAGAGTCATCTTAGCATGAAACAATCCCTCGTTTGCTTCTTTAACATTCTCTGGGGTTGTTTTTACTGGTGCTTCTACCAGTGCAGTTTTATTGATTTTTAGTAGAGTCATCTTTCCACTTGTCTAGAGTATCAAATAGTTGGTCAACCGACTTTAGTTTCTCGATATTACACATCAAATCTGCGATGCCTTGATTAACTACAGCACGTTCGTTTCGTGCTGCATATGCAAGTGCATTACGCAGTGCTGATTGTGCTTCATCAAGCGATTCTTCTACTTGTTTAGATAATGCCATTAGTCAGATGCTCTCCATTGTGAAATTTTAGTGCGAACAGATTGAAATTCTTCTACATGCTGAAGAATACGATGTGCTGCTTCTTTTGCAGTTTCTTGGTCTTCTTCATTCCAACTAGAAATTTCAGTCCACACATAGTAGATTTCATCAACAATAGAATCGACCAGACGATCATAATGAGTCATTTGATTACCTCCAGTTGGCGCTTGAGTGCCTGCTTACGAGCTTTTGCCTGACGCAACATCTGAGGTTTCAGAGTGCGTTTGGCATCCTTCTTAGAGTGGTGTTGCCAGTTGGGCGTGGTCATCGGTCTGTCGCGTTTCTACCAGTATATAGGATTTAAGCAACGGTGTCAAGGAATTTGCCAAGAGACGCAACCGAGACGGATGCGATACGCTGCTCCGCCAGTCTAGCATACTCTGGGTTCAGTTCAAACCCAATATACTTGCGATGGTTGATTTTAGCCACCTCACCTGTGGTTCCAGATCCCATGAAAGGATCCACCACAACCCCCTCAGGAGGGCAGCAGGAGAGCACTGGTTTGGTGATCAGGTCAGGAGGGTAGACAGCGAAGTGAGCGCCCTTGTAGGTCGTGCTAGCGACCTCCCAGACGCTGAACTCTGGGCGCATAGGGCACTTGCCAGCAGCAATCAATGCCTCATAGTCAAAGTCTTTACTGATACCCATTTCTTCTCTCATGCGAGCATAATGCTTATCTTGATTAGAAGAAGAAATGGCAAATCCTTCCTTCTCAGATGCGTTAGCATCCTTACGCTTATCTACATTGTTCTTAGAGAACATACGTCGAATACTAATCTCTGCTTGTGGCACGAGGATAGGATCACGATCGAAATAATATTTCTTGACATCCTTCACAAACCAAAAAAACTTCTCATGATTAGACCAGAAACGATCTTTGGATGAGATTGGTTGTGGATTAGGTTTGTTCCAGATAATTTCATTTCTAAGATGCCATCCTCGATCACTCATAGCAATCTCAAAACGGCTAGGAACTTGAAGCAAACGCTTCTTATCATAAGTATCGGCAATATTAACCCAACACGATCCAGTAGGTTTCAATACACGATAGATTTCATCAAATACCTTACAAAGATTCTCTACATATTCACTCACAGTATTTTCCACACCGATCTGCCCCACGTTTTGATAGTCACGCAGGTTATAGTATGGAGGAGAAGTGACACAAAGATCCACTGAAGAATCAGGGAGATTCTTTAGATTTGTAATGTTGTCTCCAACGTGAATGATGTTTGTTTGCATGTCAGGGTTTCAGTGCGTATTGTTCGTATGGAAAGAGATCAAAGAATTGTTTTACAGTGATTTTACCTTCTTTGATAGTTCCATTATTAGTCAACTCGATTACTTTGTCAACTGGAATTTCATAGAACTTCGGGGGTTCTGTGAAGCGAGCACGAAGATCACAAAAAACATATGAATCAACTGAATTCAGTTTTTTCTGATAATCATTTTCGTCGTAGAAACGACCTTTACCAGTGGCAGTAGAAGGAGAAAAGAATACTGATTTAGTCTTACAAATATTACGAACTTCAATCAATTGATTGATGCGTTCTTTAGCAATTACATCATAAGGGAGTTGCTTGCCAACTACACGTTGACCATTAAGAAGATTAGCAACGGCAGCTTCAGTAATAGGAGAAGTTCCACTACCATTTACAGTTTCTAGAAAGTCATCAAGACTAATACCATAACCGTCAGCAACTTTTTGGGCGTCAATGTTCCAGAGCATGATTAATCAGTTGAAAGAGGGGCAAGTGTAGTAGGAAAGTTCGTCGCCTTGATCAGCAGTTCCCCACTCATAAAATTCTTGACAAAGTGCCATGATATCACCATCACGACCCCCTTCTTTGCTAAGGATGTCGAAACGTGCTTCAATATACTCCAAAATATTCTCCACTACTTCTCCAACATCTTCCGATTCAATCAACGGAACCACACCGTCGTCGCCGTAGTCTTGGATGCCTTTCATGGGTCTCTTGGTTTCAGTGCTCCGCTACTGTAGCACGGGGGTCAACCCCCTGTCAAGCCCCCGCCAGTTTTTTAAATTCGTATGTAACGTAATGATACAAATAGATATCTTTTATCGTGCCATCTTCATTCAAGATATATTCGAAATCACATCTAGAGTCATCAGAGAAAATAGAATCCATAAAATCAAGATCATCAGGATCAATTAATCCATATGCAACCATCTGACTGATCTGATATTCTCTCTGTTGAGATTTTGGTGTATTTTCTACTCTGGTTGGAAGTGGCGAAAGTTTCTCATAACGATATGACCCATCATTAAAGCTTAATTTAATAGAAACTTTTATATCTCCAGTGCTAGAAAATCCTATCACACCAACTGGTTGATGTCTAGACCCGTCAAATGATTTACAAAAACTATTAATCAAATGTAGAGATGTATTACCATCATATCCCACTAGATTGTAGTCAGAATCAAATATATTCACATATTTAAAATCACAATTTTCATCATATTCAACTGATGTCAAGTAAGTAACACCGATATCTGTGGTGTCTGTCATTCTATCAATATATGCTTTACATGTTGCCATTTCTTCGCACTTAATCGTGCTAATAAAATGGTTCCAATTTCTAATATCAGTTGATACTAAATGATACGGAAAAGAATTTACAATCTCATATTTTAAGATAGTATCATCTTGATGCTCAATTTTTACTAACTTGGCATCATCATGAAGCTCATATAAAGTATGAAGAAATCTATATGCACAGAAAGATTTCAATACATCAAAAGATTTTTCGTCTAGGTTAGGAAGATACTGAGGATCATGCAAGGAAGTATAATCATACGGCATGATCGAAACCGTAGAAATACGTTCCTTTGTCTTCAAATTATACTTATGAGCTGTAGTAAATTCTGCTGAAAACATCTTAATTTGAGTAAACTGTTTGCCCTAGTTCATTCATTATAGAGAAATGAATATAAAATTCTTTCTCGCAACTTGCTTGATCCTTTGGAAATGTATCTTCACAGAATTGAATTGCTTCTTCTATATCTTCTAGAACCAGAAATACAAATTCAGACTGATGCAAAGCATCAAACATATCGACAGGAAGCATAGATTTATATACATCCATCGAATGATTAATCTTTTCTACATCAGTGCTGTTATTCCATCCGTAGGATCTCAGGTAAATAACTGGTTTGCCAATCAATTCCACAGACTTTTCTATGAAATTTGCAAAGTATAAAGTTTCGTAATCTTGTACCATTTTACTTTAAAACTAATTTCCAAGCTATTGTTACACGAAGACCACCAAATAATCTAGTAGTGGCATCTGCACAGTGAGGGATCATCCCTGGAAATAATATAGCAGTGTTTGGTTTTGGAACAGCGAACTGATAGTCACCATCACCTAAATCAAATACCGTATTTCCACCCCACTCAACATTCCATGTTTCATTCGCATACAACAGAAAAGTTCTTCCATTGTCTTCATACCAATCTTGATGAAAAGATCCCTTTGTTCCAAATGTATGCCCATTAGCATACACAGTCAATAGGTTAAACCTCGTGCGAGTTTTCTCCTGTATCTTATTTAGAAGATAATCAGTAAAATATTCTTCTGTATCTAAATTCATCCCCCAGAAAGGAAGACTATTTTTATACTGTGGGTGTGATTTGTCAAAGCTTCCATGACCAAATCCCCACAGAGGTCTATTTACATATTCAAGTATCTTTCGGAACTCATATTCCTCGAAAAAATTATCATAGCACAGTATTTCATTCATGATTCAATCCAACATACAAAAACATCTCTTCTTCCAGAAGTTACTTCATTGACTCGATGAAGTAAATTACCAGGATATACTACCGCCTTTCCACTTTTAAGTTTTATAAATTGCGTATTGTTTATTACCAGCTCACCACCTTCATAATCATCACTCAAAAAACAAGTCATGCTGTAATCAGATCTCACACCTCCACAAGGATTAGCATCGTAATGATTTTTATATTGACCACCTATTCCATACTTGACAAAATAGATTTGTGATACTATTGAAACAGTAATCGGCAAATCAGACTTACTGATTATATCACGGCAGTAATGATTTAGTTCTAGATGACCTGGGCCATCAAAAACCGTCTCACATACTTTAAGTATGCCGCGATTACTTATTCTGCCATCATCAAAAGTAAGATATTTAAAATATTCTTTGATGTATTGTAGTTGTTCATCATTTAGTAAATCAATTTCGTGGATCATTCTACAATATTATACTGATCGTAATTAAATTCGGCAAAGTCTTCAAGACGTAGTTCCTTGATAAGATTGTAAACAGATTTCTTGATGTCAACAACCTTCTCTCTATAAACCGTGCTGGTATTGAGAATGTTAATCAATCTCGAATCAACGAAATCAGTCGAAGCTTCTGTATCATATCCAACCCACTGGTCATCAGTAGATAGATATTCTACTTCTCCGTTTGGATATGCTTCTTTGTATTTCTTAGGGTCAATAGGCCACTTGTGATCATACAAATACTTAAGAAACTCTAAATTATTTTCGAATTCTTGTGGTTTCTTTACAGTTTCTGATCTCATAGTTGCACGCCACTTAATCCACATATCCTTTTCACCTGGATATGAATCTTCTACATCAGGTAATACTCTCCAATCAGAAGCAGCGAGCATCATCTGCTTTTCTCTGAACTTTTTCAACCATCTCTGGTCAAAGAAAATAACTTCTTGATCAATCTTATCAATAACACCTTGATACTCAACTGACTTATATTCTCTTAAAGCAGAAACAAAGTCAATTACTTTATTTTTTAGTGATTCTACCTGATCTTTAGATGCGCCACTAAAATTATATGTTGACCAATAGTTACTTTTTGATTCAAAATCATATCTTACCCTTTTTCTTTGGCAATAATATGTTCCATCATTATACACAACAAAATATTCTAGGCGATCATTTTCATTGTGCCAGAATGGATCTACTTGTTCAGTCAAAAACCTTTCAGAAATTTCATCTGGTATATTGACTCTACTTGCTGGAACTTTTTGCCCAGCTTCATAGGTTGCTCCACCAGTTTGAACCAAGATTTTATTTAAAAAATCCGCTTCTACAATAGGTGTTCTGAAAATTGGTTGGTATGGCATGATTTATTTTCCCGTTTTGATGTACCATCCTGTTAATATGTATTTATCAGTGGTAAGAACTGTATTTCCTTTGTGAACGTGAGTCATTCCAGCAGGCCAAATAACCACTGTTCCTTTTTTTGGTTTTAATCTTCTTCTTTGATACAAAAATTCCGTTTCTCCTTCTCCATCTGGAATATCATTCAAATAAATCATCCATGTCAATTCTCTCTGAGCATGTGATGCAGCAGAATTTTCATAATGCCATAAATGATATCCACCTCCAGGAGAGGTTTTTTGCATTTTGACATCTGTAGAAATCATGCTTACTTTTCTAAGTTGATCATATTCAACAATGTAGTGCAGCACACATGATGTTAAAAATTGATGAACTTTATATGCTAATTCCTGTTGATGATAATTAAGAAGCATTGATATATCTTTTCTGTTCAAAGATCCTTGATAAACATCCTCTCCATTCACAAAAGACTCGTAATCATAATCTCCCTGTGCTTTCACAACACTAGAATTAGCTGCATATGTATCTTCAAAATATTCAATAAGTTCATCGCAAAATGAACCTGGAACGAAACTATCCCAAATTCCAATAAAATCATCAAAAGAAGATTTAGTAAATGCGTTATTACGCATCAATTCAAGTGGTCTATATGGTTGTATTGTCATGAATAATCAATATGCTTTTATTATATATTTGACTTTGTGGAACGGTGCTAGGATTGGAACAGTTCTATTTGGTGATAGTGCAACCTCGGGAACTGGATTCTTAATTGTAGCATTCATTGTAAATGTTCCCTCATTTACTCCCAAACCTGTTCCAGATGCATTGAATGAAATACTTAATGTATTTGCTGCATCACCCAATCCATTTTTAGTTCCAGCACCAGATGAATTATCGTATGAATAATCTGTCAATGGGTTGGTAATTGGAGAAGTTGTAATATAATGTGAGTGAGTAGATGTAGAACCACCATAATCATCAATTCTATATGTGGAAACATTAGTATCAATAACACCAGCAACTTCCCTGTTTCCACTATTATTAATAGTGATAAGTTTTGATGTATCCAATCCACTCAAGTTACTTGGCCATAAGTTCTCGTAACTAACCGTAGTATTTCCTTCAGTAGTCAACTGATCAGTTAATTCGGTCATAGAACTTCCTGCTAATTGAAGTTCACTTGCCATTTCTGGAAATCTATTTGTTAAGAATTGCGCCCAAACACCTGGAGCATTTGTTGCTTCAGATTCATCAGGGAATTCGCCTGCATAATTATTTCCAGTATCAATAGGACCAGCTGCAGTAGCAAACAAAGCTCTCGTTCCCCAAGGAATTAAAGGATCTCCTCTTTCACCATCAACTTGAGCTGCAAGCATAATATGTGAGTGTGGAGGAGCATTAGTTGGAACTAAAGAAACTGGTCCCACCTGAGCACTAATTGTTCCAGTTGTAGTAAATGAAACCTCAGAAGTAACTAAATTAACACCCGTTGTTCTGACAGTTCCCAGTGTAAAGAATGGGCTCTCTGTTCCAGTAGTAGCAGAGTTACTAGAAGCTTCGACTTGTTCATATGGAAGAGGTCCAGCAACACCAACAGTATCAACAAACCAGAATCCACCAGTAGATCCAACACTGAAAACACTACCACCATCTACAGGAAGGAAAGCAGAAGATCCTCTGTTTCCATCAACCAATCCAGTTCCACACATTCTCCTATTTCTATAATCAGGAACATTAAATGTTCCACTATATGATTTATTGACACTATCATAA